CGTCGCCTTTTCTGTCAACGAGTCTTTCGTGCATTGCCGAAAGACCAACAAAACCAAGAGGCATTTCATCTTCCTCTTCAGCCATGTCTTTGTAGATTGCACGAGCCACATCGGTGTTGGTCATGTCTTTCCAGTAGTCTGACTCAACGCACCAACTGAACAACACCATGCACATCACAAGGTCATCGTTCGTTCCTGGCTCTGCAGCAAAGGATGCACCCTGACCATCAGACTTCCTTGTGAATGTCGTCATTTCAACATACACATCGTAGTCTTCGACAATCAGTTTGTCTGTTTCGATCAGTGACTTGAAGTTGGAACAACCTTTCGTTTTGACAGAGTGAGATGTTGTGACACCAAGTTTTGCTTTTGGTCCATCACCAAGAACGAAACCTGATCGACCCATGGAAACAGTCTTCAAAACGTTTTCATACTCACACTCATTGTGCAACCCTTCAACAACCTGACCGCCGACATCGTTTGCTTCCACCAGAACATGCGCCTTGTTGAAGTAGTGCGCGATGTTGACGATGAACCTTGGAAAGATTAGTGGAGTCACTGTGTTTGATCGATACTTTGCCACCAGTTTGTATGGCACAACACTCACGTCGATGACGACAAATGCTGAATAGTCAAGTCGAAGACCACGTGCGCAATCAACAGTGATCAGATATGTGTGACCCACTTTCGGTTCTTCGTAGAAATCAACCTCGTCTTTCTTCCTGATGGGATTGATGTATGTGAGTGCTGACAGTTTTGATGGACTGATCAGTGTCGATGCTGAGCCAATGAATTGACACTCGAATTCTTGTCTGAACTGATCTTCTGAGGTGTTGGCAATCTGCCCCTCTTTCCAATCTTCGTCTCGACCAGGAACATCCCACCAGTTGATTTCGATGGGGTTGAAGTTCGAACGACCTGTCGATGCTTCCATCCACATCTTGTAGAAATGGTTCATGCCTTTCGGTGTTGACACCACAATCATCTTTGTGTCGGAACCTGATGAAATCGTCGGATACACTGATCGGAAGAAGTCTTCCGCATCGTTTGGTGGCACGAATGCAAATTCGTCAAGGAACAACAAAGAGAATGACATGCCTCGAGCAGCAGAACCAGATGATGATGTCGCAATCACCTTTGAACCGTTCTCGAGAGCCAATGATCTCTTGTTGTATGAATGAGCACCTTGTTGCAGCCAAAACGGCAGCGACTCATATGCCAACTGCAATCGACCCAAGATTTCCTGTGCCAGTTCACCTTTGTTGGCGAGTATGCCCACCGTCTTTCCTGGATTGAACAACAAGAACCAAAGAATGAAAGCAACCGATGTCGTGGACTTTCCACACTGACGTGGCAGTTTGCAGATGTTGAAACGATTGTCTTTGAAATCTTTGATCATATCACGTTGAAAGTCATACAACGTGAAAGGAATCTGTCCGAAGTCAACCGACATGATCGTCACAAACGTTTCAGCAAAGTACAATGGGTCTTCCATGCACTTCTTGTACTCCTGAAGTTGCTCAGGTGTGTACTCGAGATTTGCGTGTGGTGCTTTGACGTTCGGATTCCCCATGTAGTGCGAAGCACCTTGTGGGTTTCTTTCGAACAGTTGTGGATGCGTTTCTGTGGTGGGAGCATCGGGATACACTCGCTTTGATGCGAGATACTCGACCAGATCTTTTTTCGTCTTGACAAAGACGTCGCCAAACTTTCTCCAACCCTCATGCAGATTGGAGTCAAAGTCTTTCATGTTTACTACGTTCATTCTTTTCCTAGCAGTTCCAGGAGATCTTTCGTGTTCAACTTGACGTTGAGATTGTTGTTGGTGACTGCTTTGTTTTCACCCTTGGGATTGTTCAACTTTTCAGTTTTGACATGATGATCCATCATTCGTCCCGCAACGTCGGAAAGAGCAGTTGCTGTGTTGGTTGCAACCTCAATCGCTCTTGGATGCTCAGATTCCTGAGCCAGTTGAACTGCCGAATCCAAGATGTCTTGCAGACGTTCGGATGCAGCATACAAGACCTCTCTTGCATAATCATAATCGTCGTTTCTGTTGATCAACATTTTCTTCATGTTTTCTTCAACAGTGGCGACTTCTGTAGAAATGTCGTCTTCACTCATAAAAAATCCTTGTGATTCACTATAAATATTCAAAAGTGTTTTCAAAAGGCTTGTTTTACAAACGAGAAGCCACTCTCTATTGGGTATTTAGTATGCAATCCCTGTTTCAATCGTACAACCTTTCGAGTCCTGGAAAGAAGTCTTTCTACATCGATGAACTTGGAAGAGACCATCCAATCGACAATCTTCTGGTCGATTTGTATGCTGCGATGAATACATACACTGTGAAGATTGAAGGATTAGAATCGATCTTCACTGACTTTGGTGGCACAGTGCATTTGTACTACTCGCCTCGACACGCAGCTTCTTTTGGAATGCACACCGACCCATATGATGTCAAGATCATTTGCATCGAGGGAGTCAAAACGATGGAAGTGGCTGGCGTTGATATCGAACTTCACGAAGGCGAGCAGTTGATGATTCCAGCAGACACTCCTCACAGAGCAACAAACAAATACGATTCGGTGATGATCTCCATTGGCTATGAATGATTTGATGTTCTACATCAAGACAACCGAGACTTGCAATCTTCACTGCGATCATTGCTACACCTCGGGAAAGAACGGCAGAAAAATCTTCTTCGATCCAATCAAGACTGCAGATTGGGTCAATCAGTTTTCTCAGCATGCCTCTTTCGCTCACTTTGAGTTTCACGGTGGAGAACCCTTTCTCGCACCGTTGGGTGACATGTTCGAGTTCTATGACAGAGTCAGAGGAGTTTGGAAGAACCACTCTTTCGGTTGCACCTCCAACCTCGTTTTGAAACTGACTGAGGAAAGACTTGACTTCATCGATCAAGTGCTTGGCTGGAGAATCGGCACTTCTTGGGATCCCAATATTCGGTTCGCCAATCCTGGACAGAAAGAGTTGTGGGAATCCAATGTTCGCATGCTGAAAGATTTGGGAGTGACGATCAAGGTTTTTGTTTCTCTTTCAGTTGACGTAGTTCAGATGGAGCCGATCAACATCTTGAAGTATTTCAAAGATTTGGGTGTCGACGAGTTGGCGTTTGAACGACTGACTTCTGACGGAAACGCAGTGAAGAATCGAGCGATCTTCCCGTCAAACTTGGATCTTCAGCATTGGTATTTGAAACTCCACGAACAAACGACTGAACACGGCGCCAGAGATTGGATCAGCAACGATTTCCTTGAATCAATCTATTCAAAGTTTGAGGAAGGAAAGAACAACGAAGCAACCTTTTGTCGTGACTGCGAGCAGAAGTTGTTCACAATCAATGCTGACGGAACAGTCGCAGGTTGTCCCAACACAGCACCGAAAGACTTCTACACAACCATCGAATCTACGTTCGAAGAAGTGCAAATAAATACAAAGAGATGCACCGTCATAGCCAAGGAGACTGCGAGAGATCCCAGATGCTTCGAGTGTGACGTGTTCAAGTATTGCAATGGTGACTGCCATCAACTCGATTGGGAAGATGACATTTGTGCAGCACCGAAACTTTTAATGAGAGAGTTAAGAAATGACAGTTGGTTCAGGCAACACAATTGATTCACACGACTTCGCGGATTGGTTCAACAGCAGAATTCAATCATTCGCGAGTAGTTCGAGTGAAACAGTCTATCACACAGGAAACCCCACTCCTCCAAACAGTTATCCTGGACCTGCGTTGCCATATGGTGGAAGTGCAACAGAAGGTTTGGCTCCAGGAGATTCTCTCCCTGCCAGTGCGATCAACGTTCCAAATGATGAAGTTGGAGACTTGGTTGATGGAAGCAGTATTCGAGATGCCGTTCTCACATACGCAAGAACATTGAATCAAGTTCGAAGAGTCAGAGTTCTAGTTAATGTCACAGGTGGCGGTGGAAATACAGGTACATATCCGAATCCAGGAATTATCTATGACCAAACGTTTTTAGCAAATGTGCCTTCCAACTTTAGAAGTAACTGGGCAACCGGACACGGCATTTTCGATCGAGGAAACATCATCGATGCCGACAATCCAGAAGACCTTTTTCAGGCACTTGCTGCACAATGGCAAGCATACAGAGACAATGGCGTAGGAAGTAGAACATTCACCTTTGACATATGTCATTCAAGTTGCCATTCAAGTTGCCACGGATCCAGAGGAAGAAGATAACCAAATGTCAAATATTATTGAAACCACTGCGCCAATCGACATCAATCATCTCAAAGAATACTTTCAAGACAAGACCGTTTCTTTCCTGATAAAGTATGATCAGTCTTCGCTTAAAGGCGAGAAACTTCTCACATACCTCAGCAACCTTGACATTCCTGCTGACATCAAGTTCGAATCCGAAGAAGGAATGCACGAGTGCCTGAAAGCATACCTACACTCGACCTCATTGGTGAACATCTACACACTTGAGTTGCTAGTCATTGCAATGCTTTTGGAGCATGTTGAGTTTCCACAGTACAAAGAGATTCTCGATTTCTGGAAAAAAAGACTCAACTCTCTCCCAACATATAACCTCTACATCGTGAACGATGAAAATTGTAAAAAGTTTGCCGAGTCTCACGAACACGATGACACCAAATCGCTCGAAGGAATCAACTGGGTTTCGTTGCTGAAGAACGCAGATTTCTATGATTATTATAATAATGCCGACATCGTCAATGTCAAGTTTTTCGAAAACTATTTCAACGAATACATGTTCAAAGGCAAAAATCTGTATGATTTTTGGGCAAATGCCAACAATCCGATGTTTCTTCTGATGTGGGGATTTGTGACAAGTGTATCAGATAATCGATAGCAAAGTCATCGACTGGGCAGAAGTTGTTGTCTGCCTCTTTGATCACTGTAATCTAAGTTGTGCGTTTTGCCCTCAGAACCATTCTTCAAAGGAAGGTGCTTCTCGAGAAGTAATCATGTCAAAGGTTGACGGAATCGTCAACTGGATCAACACAAACAACCGTTCGGACTTTTTCAAGATTCACATCATGGGAGGAGAACTCTTTCAAGACAAATGGATCGAAGAAGGTTTCCTTGACATCTATCAAGACTTCATCAACGAAATCCGTTTCCGTGTCTCTCTGACGAAACAAATCGTTTTCAACTTTGTGACCAATCTTGTTTTCACGAACAACGAACTGGTTGAAATGTTTCTCGAAAACAACAATCTCAAAATCTCTATTTCATATGATCTCAAAGGAAGATTCTCTTTGGATCAGAAGTTGTTGTTCATGAAAAATGTGGAACTGTTCAAAGAAAGGATTGAGATGGTTTCGGTTGTTCAGACCAAACAGAACATCGATGCTTTGCTCAGTGGCAAGGACAGTTTCTATGACTACCTGTACGAGAACTTTCTGATTGACTGGGATTCATACCTTCCATCTGCTGAGATTCATGAACCAATGATGCCAAAGGAGTCGGAACTCCTGGCATTCTACAAACACTTGGTTGACAAATATCCAAAGACTCTGACTGTTCAACATTTCGTTTCTGATGAGACCATGAACAAAATGACATGCACCAGAGGCAACAGTTACACTGTGTTGTTTGATGGATCGAATCCAATGGGTTGCTCTGGTTCAGTCCTTCTTCGAGACGGACAAACCGAAGATCTTGGATCTGGGCAAATCTTGGAAAACTTTTTCGAGAAGTATCAATGTTTTCAATGTGAATATTTCTCTCGTTGTCCTTTCACCTGTTTCATCAAAGCAGACTATAGAAAACTGGAACACGACATAGAAGGATGTGTTTTCAAGCACACTTTTGATCATGCTAAAAATCGCATTCGTTAATCCTCCACATGCTGACTGGTCGCTGGCAAACAATCTGACATATCTTCTTTGCCAGAGTCACTATCAACGCCACGGAAAACACGAGGTTGAGTGGTTGCCTGCTCCATACAAATGGGACAAGTATCAATCATGTGAAGAGGTGCTTGAAGAAATCTCAGATGCCGATGTCATCATGTTCAGTTCGTACGTTTGGAACTATCCGATCGTTGATCGCATTGCCGAGTTGGCAAGTGACAAGATCAAAGTTCTTGGTGGTCCACACATTGGTCAGTTCCGTCCTCAATATGACTACATTTGTCAACCCACAAAACCAGGAGAGGTGTTCATGGAAACACTGATCGACAAACTGATGGGCGATGAAACTGAAATCGCTTGGGAGTTGAGATCTGATTTCAAAATGCCCTTCGCTTTTGACAAAGTCGACTACTCTGTCTACGAGGATCACTTCGATTATCTCAAAGAACTCAACGACTATGCTCGACAAAATGATCTCGAGCAGTTCATTTGTTTTGAGACAACAAGAGGTTGTCCATATCAGTGCGTCTTCTGTGAGTGGGGTGGCGGGATCAACACAAAGATCATGAAGAAAGAAACCGATGTCGTCAAACGAGACATCGACGCAATGAAGAAAGCAGGATACAACTCAGCATATTTGACTGATGCGAACTTTGGAGCATTCATTGAACGAGATGTGGAGATCTTCAAATATGCTTGGAAAAACAACTTCAATCTGACTGACATTTCAACAATGAAGTCGAAAGATTTGAAAAGAAGAACTGCTCTGATTGATGCTTGGTTCGATGTCGTTGGATCAACTGACTTTGTTTCCGATTCAATCGTTCCGACTGTCTCCATTCAGTCAGTCAGTGAAGAAGCAATGAAAGTTGCGAAACGAGTTGACCTTTCGCTTGAGGACAAGTTGGAGTTGTCAAGACACATCAACAAAAGGTGCGTCGAAGAAAACCTCCCAGTCCCAGCACTTGAACTGATCCTCGCAATGCCAGGAAGCACGATCGAAGATTTCTATCGAGAGATGGAGATCATTTGGAACTTCCAAGCATGGGGTTCTCATCGTCACGACTACATGTTTTTACCTGATTCGACTCTCAACTCAGAAGAATATAAAAAAGAGTTTGACATCAAGACGGTTGAAGTTTACACTGACATCGTCGACGAAGATGGCATCGACAACATCAATGGATTGTATCAAGGAAGAAAGTCGCACTTCGAAACGATTCTTTCTTGCTATTCATTCGGCGAATCTGAGATGAAAGAGATGTGGTTCATGAACAATGCTGCCAACTACATGCTTCAGAACTGGTATCCAACGATTCAATCTGAAATAAATGTTTACGAGTTCACAAGATTTGCCTATAACATCATTGAGCAACTAGAATCTTTTGAGGCAATCCGAAAAGAGATTGATGACATCTTCAATCCGGAGACACCTCCAAGATCGATTCGACAGTTGGGTGGCAGATTCAGATTGGAAACAATCAACGAGTTCTTGGAAGAGAACAGACTTTTCATCATCAACGGGATCTTTGAGAAATGCTTGAAGACATCTATACAAAAGGTTTCGTGATCTTCAGCGAACCCGAAGGTTTGGATCTGATCCGTTCCGAAGAGTTTCGATTGTTGAATGTGGAAGAACGAGGAAGAGACAACGGTGTCAATGACATTGATCCAGAGTTGTCTTTTCGACTCGAGACTTTCGCGTCTTTCATCAAGGTAAAGTATGTCGATCCCGAATGGCCAGAAGCAGTGTACAACAAGTTCATCATTTGGGAAGGTGTCGACCGTGACAATCAAGGATGGCACACTGACATGTTCGAGGGATACGATCTGTTCTTTCTGTACTACATGACTGACAACACTCCTGAAACTGGAGGTTGGATCGAGTTCCGTTGGAAGGAAGGCGAAGAAAGACACTTTCCAAAGGCAGGTGATTTGATCATGGTGAACAACGGTCGTGGATTCATGCATCGAGCAGGTGAATCAACTGTGTCAAGAAGAGTGGCTTCGTTTGACTTCAATGTAGGCATAGCATGATAGAAGAACTGGTTGAAACCAAAAACAAAATCGGAGACGAGAGAGATCTCTGTGCCGAGTTGTACAACCTTTGGATCACAAGACTCGCTGAAAACGAAGAGGATCCTGAGAGATACAAAATGTATATGGACATGATTTCCATGATGGAACCATATGCACAAAAACTGAAGGAAGACATGAGGGAACTGAACCGTGAGATTTGCAGAATCGAAGGAGTTGAGTCCATTGCTGAGACCAGATACGTTCGAGAATGTAACAACACTCACGGACTTGATCGCCCAAACTCGGAATGAGTTTCCAGAACTCCCTTCAGAGTTTGAAGTGATTTGCAATCTGAGTGTCGACTGGGGAAACCCATACGAACCACAGCAAAAAGACTACACCTTTGAAAGAGACTACATGCTCTTCCTTGCTGGAAAGAAACCAGAGTTCGAAGACAGATACCTCGAGTTTGTCGAGGAAGCATGTTTCTCTGAGTTCATGGAATGGTATGAATACATCATCAAGCACATCATGAACAAAGACGTTCAAGAGGTGTTCAACTTGACCTTTGTTGAGTTGGTGACTTGGTGGGCATTCAAGATTCAGTTTCAGACTTGGAAAAACAATCTCCCCAAAGTTTTGGAAATGGGAAGAAAGATGACAAAGTTCTTCAACGAAAGAAGAGCACTCAGCACGATTGACGAGGACTACTTTCATTCGGATCATGCGCAGGTTGTGCTTGAGACAATAGAAAAAATGATCAATGGCGATCGTCAGGGAATCCTTGATCAGATTTGGGGCGAAGAGTTTCTTTTGATGGTTGAAGTCTATGGTTGGAACAATGCTCACAACTACCATGTTCTTCAGTTCTTACAAATAAATATCCCTAGAGGAAAACGAAATGATTAAAGAAATCTATCCAACAAACATTCTGGTCAAAGAACTCGACATCGATGAAGCAGAACTTTCAGTGATCGAGAACTGGTTGATGGCACAACATCAATCGTTCCTTGCTGACGGAACTGTTGATCACATCGAGTACACAGACGGGAATGAGAACATCATCTTCAATGCTTTGATCAAAGGTCAATGTCCAGAAATGGAAACTCTCGTCAAAGAAATCAAGAACGCATTCATTGAACTTGCATACTCAAACATCAGCAGTTTTCACGAGACCAACACAGACAGTTTCATTCTTGACTGCGAGATCGATTCTTGCAAGATCAATCTGATGAAAAAAGGTTTCCGTCTCGGTTGTCACACTCATTACTCAGATGATGGAGCAGCAGTTTTCTACTTCAACGACATCGAAGAAAAAGACGGTGGCGAGTTGTGTTTATATGATCCAAGATGGCAACGCAACTATTGGTTCGCTGGATCAAAAATGGAAAAGATCCGTCCAAAGAGAGGCACACTTGTGATCTTCCCTTCTTTCATTTGGCATGAAGTTTCTCACTATTTTGGTGACGATGACAGACTTGCACTGGTTGTTAACGCACAGGTTCATGATGCAGCAGATGAAGTACGAGCTAAGTCAAGGGCTACAGAAACCCTTCTTTGATGCCGATAAGACATCGCATCAACGTATCATAGCTGGATTTGCATTTGACCTATGGATTTAATCATTAAGCCTACAGAAGTGTGCAACTTCAAATGCACCTTCTGTTCCTCCACAAAGATTTCCGAAGACCACGCATCGCTTCTTGACCTTGATTATGTGTTTCGTTTTCTCGAACGATATCCTCACACCAACACAATCATTCTGAACGGTGGCGATCCGTTGATGGTCGATCCTTCATATTATTGGAAGATCATCGACTTTCTCGACGAACATGACATGCCTGCCAGTCTTTCTTTCACCACCAACCTTTGGCCTTGGTTCAAGAAACCTGAGAAATGGAACGACCTGTTCCTTCATCAAAGAGTCGGAGTTGCCACCTCCTTTCAGTTCGGCAACGGCAGATTGAAAGGCGACTTCACTCCATTCACTGTTCAAGACTTTTGGGATGTGTCCGACAAGTTCCTTGATGTCATCGGATATCGTCCCGAGTTCATCGCAGTCATCAGTGAAGAAAACGAAGACAGTGTCATCAAGACTGTTGAGTTGGCAAAGGAAATGGGTGTTGTCTGCAAACTGAACTATGCCATGGCATCAGGAGAACAATCTCGTCCGTATCAACTCTCGAAAATGTATCAACACTACGTTCGAATCTGGAAGTCGGGACTTCATCCTTGGGAGTTCAACACTCAGCAAATGATGAATCGACTGAACGGCATTCGAACCATCTGCCCTCAGAATCGAAAGTGCGACGAGGGGATTCGTGCGTTCAATCCAGAGGGAGACTACTACAGTTGCGGTGCTTTCGGTGACGACAAAGACTACCCTCTGGATTTCTATAACGAAAAGCAGACAATACTTCAAGATCAGGTTGAACTTCAGTCAATGAAGAATGCTTGTTGGACTTGTCCAATGTTTGAGATCTGCAACGGTTGTCGAAAGACAATCAAAGACCACAAAGTCCATGGCATGGTGGAAGAACACTGCCTTCTCATGAAAAACATCGCTGACGACATCCTCTTTGCAAATGACAAGAGGGCAGAAGTCACTCCATACGTGAACGAAGATTATGAAATTATCCTTAAATCCTCTATTTAAATGCAACTTCAAATGCGACTTCTGCTATCTGACACCGTCGCAACTGACCGCAAAAACAAGGTTGTCACCCGAAAGACTTGAACAAATCCTTCGTGACATGCCGCCTTGGGAAGAGATTGAGTGGGTTGATTTGTACGGTGGTGAGATTGGTCTACTGAAACCAGAACAGTTCTATGAGTATCGCAGAGTCCTTCGTCCATACTACAAAGGCAAGATCAACATCATCACTAATCTGTCAATGATTCAACCATACTTCTTCGATTCCGATGTCTATCTCTCTGTGTCATATGATTTCGAAGCAAGAGAGAAACATGAACTCGTTTGGCAAAACATGATGCAAAGTCAAGTTCCTCTTGCTGTTCTTGTTCTTGCTTCTCCCGAAGTTCTCAAAATGGATGTCGATTTCATGATCAACATGCTCAACTCTTGTGCTTCTGTTGAGTCGGTTGAGATCAAACCATACTCTGACAATCAGGCAAATGCTCATCGAGTCAGACACGACGAGTTCGAAGAGTTTGTGATCAAATGGTTGGAGTCGCCCATTCTCAAGAACTTTGAGTTTGTCAATGAGCAGAGAATCGAGGATTCTTTGTCAGGTAAATACAACGCATTCTCTGACGACCATGTGTACATCATTCCGTATGGTGATTTGGCTGTCTTGGATTTTGACAAAGACGACAAAGAGTATTTCGAGAGACTCAAAGATTGGAAAGAATATCACCAATGGACTGAGAAAGAGAAACGAGAACTCAGTCCGATCTGTCAAGAATGCGAGTTCAAAGGAAGGTGTTTGACTGAACACTATCGAAAGGTTGAGAACCTCGATCACAGTTGTAACGGTTACAAAGGACTGCTTGAATATGCAAGAATGGAAAGTTAATCAAGAAATCTTTCATCGCCTGAACAAAGAACTCAGAGACGATCTGTCTGACGTTGAGGTTCTGACATCTGTGAACGTGAAAGAGGAAGCACTGCGTCACTTCCACAAGTACGTTGAAGATTGGATCTATCCAGCAAAAAGTTTCGTTGTGGCATATTGCTATGCCTACTGGATCTCAATGGATTTCGGTGAAGACTTTTGGGATCTGTTGAACGATCCCGATCTTCTATATGGAAAC